CTTTTCATAGAACGGAAGTTTGGAAAACAAGTTCCAATAGAACAACTTCCTGTCCTTATAAATGGAGACGATAACCTTTCTCTCATGACTAAAAAAGAATTTCCCCAATGGATCAAAGACATTAATACCGTTGGGTTTGTCATGTCGCCGGGAAAGAACTACCTTGCTAGCTCATTTGCGTTCCTCAATTCAAAGCTCTTTAGAAGAGAGGGACCGTGGGGGCATTGGCAGTTCACAGACGATTCAGAAGATATCTTCTTTACTCCTTCAGTTTGGAGAGAAGCACCTTACCTTAACTTCGGTTTAATAACCGGGGACAAGAAAGGGTGTGGCGATTCTAAACTGGAAGGGCGATATCTATGGCCCGAAGACGTTGCTTCTTTTGGAGGCTCTAAACAGCTGAAGCCGATTTCCGGATATCTTCCGATATCAGAAGTCTGCCACGAGTTGTTGGCCAACCGAAAGGATCAACCCTTCAAATATAAGGGCTCTTCAGACTACTTGCTCGGGAATACAAGTGATGCTTCTCAAGTCTTTTTCCTTCGGGATTACCGGAAGAAAGAGACGAAAGGCGTTACTCGTGATCCATGGGTACAGGCAGTCAGTCTTTTAAAAGAGCGGCTGAATCGTGAAATTGACGACGAGATCTTAGAAGAAGATCCTGGTTATGACAAACACGCCAGATACGAATCTTTTAAGGCGTATGAGAAATTCCTCGAAACAGATAGTCCTGAAAACTTGGATCTATGTGGGCGATGTTTCGAGCTGAAGGAGCTTAGTGAGAATGCTTCATACGGGGTCCTCCGTGAACTTGAGGATGTATGGGCATGTCGATGCTTCTGCGGCACCAACCTAGATTTCCTCGATTTCGAGATCTTTAAAGAAGTCGAGGACGAGCGCGACTGGGCAGAAGTAGACGACTAACAGAGCAGGTCTTGAGTGTCATCACAGAAAAGGAAGTCCATCCCCTTCCCGTGATCACAACTCGTCGTGGGCAAGCCACGAGGCACTAAGAGCACTGCTGAGCTAGATCCACCAGTCAGAAGCAAGGCTACATATGAGACTACTTGATATGTAACAGACATCATGTTGTCGTATATCTTGATAATGATTCCACAATTAAATTCACGCACTATCCACTTATTCCGCGGATAGTGCAGGCTGTGGTGGCCAGTTGACGCCTCTGTGTTTAACACCTGTCGTCAACACTCCCGACCCTTCATGCACTTCCCCTTAAGTGGGGCGGCGCAGTCCGTAACGGGACCGTTGATGCCTCTGTGTTTGACACCTGTCATCAACAATCATTATCATTATTA